TGATGCGTTCCGATACCCAGAGCCCGCCAGGCTTCTCGAGGTCGGCGAACACCAGCGCGAACGCACCCGGCGCGTAGATGAGCGCCTGGGGCGTCGAGATGTTCGCATACGAGGAGGCGTGACTGAAGATGGTCACGGCCACGCTATCAGCCGGGAGGGCCGAACAGGTGGCGAACGCGCCCTGCGTGATCATCGCCGGTGCAATCGGGATCGTCAGCGCCCCGCCAGACGTGCTGTTGCAGTCCGTCAGAACGGTAAAGTCCTTGAGGATCCCTGTCGACTGGTAGTTCATCGAGTTGATGTCGAAGCAGCCAACGAACTGCACGACGTCACCTTCGCTCAGACGCTTGGCAACCGCAGACGTCCAGGCCTTCGTCAGAACCGAGGTGGCGCCTTCGGTCGGGACACCATCGACGAGGGGCGTGCCGCCGAGCGGGCCAACCTTATGCGTCGCGACGTTCTGGTCCATGAACCACTTGGAGACGCCCAGGGCTTCCCCGCCAAACTGCCCGACCTTGTACATCTTCGTGATGGCCTCGGACGGATTGAACAGCGTGAAGTTGGCGCCCGACAAGTAGGCGTGCATGTTCGGGCTCAGCATCGCCTTGAGGCCCGTGGTGGACACGCCGTAGTTGGCGAGTTTGACGACCGCGGACTGGTAGACGATGTTGGCCGCAAAGGGCAGCGTACCCGCGGACCCCGGGACGACGCCTGGCGTGCCCACGCACTTGGAGACGCGCTTATACATGCGGCTGAGGCCGTCGTAGTCGACCTGATTGATCAGGGCGTCGACGGCGGGCTCGATGCATTTCTCGCGGTAGTTGTCGACTTCCATCGTGAGTGAGGCCATGCTGAACTCAAGCCCGATATTGGCCTGGTCGGTCAGCGTGATCGGCACGATGTTGTCGATGATCGGCGTCGGGTTGAGGGCCTGGCCCTTCGTCACCTGATACCGCTGCGGGAGTCGAGCGTTGACGGTGTAGCCGACCTTCGCGCCGGCCTGTTTGAACTCATCCGAGTATGAACGATCGGCGTTGTTCGCGAACCTCATGTTGTTCACGAGGCGCACGCCGATCTGCTTCATCACCCAGGTCGGGTTGACGAGAGTGTTTGCGGGCATAGTGTCCTGCCCCCTGGCAGGTCAAGCTATGGCTACCGCGCAGACGCACGCTGGCGCTCGATTTCTCGGCGGACGTACTCCGGACCGAATTCGAGATCGTCGTCATCGCGACTGGCGGAAGCCGATCGCGTCGCGCCTACTGGCCGGATAGGCGGTTTCGCTGATGTCATGGGACGTGTCCGCGCGGGCGAGCCGGTGTTCGCACCCGGCGAGGACAATTCAGCCGACAGACGACCGAGCGCCAGTAAGGCGGAGACGGGATCGAGCGCCGCAATCCGAGCGTGTTCGTCTGGGTTGTTTGCCCAGAACGAGAGGATCGCCGTCGGATCGGGCGACTCCTTGACGACATCCATCATGGGACGGGTCATCTGGAGTGTGGAGAGGATCTGCGCTTCGGCGGGATGATCCGCCAGGTGATAGAGCAAGTCGAAGCCGGCCGCATGGTTTCGCACGACGGCGGCCATGAACGGGGTCTGGCTGACGTCAGCGAGGTTGGCTTCGATCTTCTCTTCAAAGTCGGGGTACTTGGCTTTGGCGGCCTCGATGCGCACCTCCTGCCGGGCGACGTGCGCCACGGCATCGGCGCGGGACCGCTCGGCCGAGATGCGGGCGTCGGCCGCTTTGGATGCGCGTTCGTCGGCTTCCGCGGTGACAACTTTCCGCAACCAGGCCGAGTGGTCCTTCTGATACTGGGCGAACGTCTTGCCTTCTTCCTCGTACTTGTCCCAGTCGGGTTCTCCCGCGACGGGCTCAGCCGCCGCGGCCGCTTCGGGCGTCTTGGGCGTGGCCGGAGATGCCTCGCGTGATGCGCGGACGCGGGCCCGTTCGGATTCTTCGGCCTCGAACTGACGTTTCGCTTCTTCGCGTTGCCGCGTCAGCGCATTGAACTCTGCCTGAAGCACATCCTTGCGCTCGGCCGCGGTCAGACGCTTGCGCTTGGGCGCCCTGGCGTCCTCCGTCTTGCCCGAGAAGGACTCGCGCGTGGCATCGTCGTGATCCTCGTCGACGGGATCGGGCGTCTCTTCGGGTTCCGGCGTCGACACGGGCTCGGTGGCCAGACGTTCGGCGAGATCCGCGTTGGACGGCTGAATCGCCGACGAGGATTCCACTTCCCATCCGTCGACTTCGGCGGTCGACGGGAGTTGTGCCATCGAGGCGGACTCATGCGAATCGTTCGGGCGCGCGGGTACGGACATGCAATCTCCCGGTTACGGTAACACGACTTAGATCGGCGTCTCGTCGGGGGGCGTAAATTCGCGCTCCCCTTGGACGGGCGGATAGGCGGGTTGCAAGGCGGCGTCTCGGAGCGCCGCGCGCTCGTCCTCTTCCGCATCGACCACCCGCAACCGCGACTCGTGCTGGTGCGTGGCCGCCGTCGTGCCACGCTTCGTCTCGTTGTCCATCGTCGCGACGGCTTCTTTCGACCCGAGGGTCGCGTTCGTCGACGTCAGGTTCGCCTTGATCTTGGCGGCCTCGATACGCTCCCGGCTGGCCAACTCCATCTGCTTCATGACCTTGGCCGCCGCGATCTTCGACTCTTCGACTGCGGCGCCCGACTGGAACTTCTGCAAGACGGCCTGCATCTGTTGGTTCTGCTGCTGGAGCTGCTGGAGTTGCTGTTGCACCTGGGGCGGAATGGCCGGCGGCCCGCCTTCCTCTTCCTCGACGAGCTGCGGGTTGATCTTCTGGAGGCGTTTCTTCACGCGCTCGCCGATGCCCGTCCCTTCCAACTCGGAGGCGATGTCGATGAGATAAGGCGCCATCGCCGGCGCGGCCTGGATGATGCCCAGAACAAATGCCTTCTCGGCTTCCTGCTGGCTGGAGAATCCCTGGCCGATCGACACCGACACGCTGTATTCCCCGTCTCGAAGGTCGTAGAGCTTCGGCGGTTCGGGGGGCTTCCCGCCCTTCATCTTGTTCATGATCGTCGAGATGAGCCCGGGCGTGCCGGGCGTCGTCGACAACGGACCCTGCGGTCCTACGATGAATGGCGCGTGGAGCATGACCTCGCGTTCGTCCTTGGGCTCGTCGCCCATCAGGCGCACGATGCGCCCCGGGCGGTCGTAGACGTAGGGGAACAGGTCCAAGAGGATACGCGCTTCGTGCGTGACCGAGATGTTGGCCAGGTTCTCGAGGTAATTCGACGAGGATTGTTCGCCCTGCATCTTTAAGGCGTTGATGGCCTTGCCCGACCGATTGCCGTCCTGCTTCCCAAGCGACGGATTGAATCGTCCGGTCGTCGCCTGGATGTCCGCGTCGGCCTCACGCGCCATCAGCACAGAGGCGGAGATGTTCGTCGAACTGATGTCGTTGCGCGAGGGCGGCGGCACAAGATGCCCCTCAAACGTGGTCGGCTTGTACTTCAACCGCGTAAACGCGCGGGTATTGGCCTCGTCCCACATGGCCTCGTACCCTTCGTCCTGGCCTTCGGCCATGACCCACGGCGCCAGGGATTCGAGCCCCGAGCGGAGCGCCTGCGACGACCGGGCGTAGTTGTAGAGCCGCTGAGAATCCTTCGCGTTCGAGATGACCCCCTTGTAGCAGGAGGTTCCGTCGACGTTGTATTCCTTGCCGATGACCGGCACGATCGGGATGTAGCGCCCTTCCCAATCCTCTTCGTCCAGTACCTCATGCGCGTTGATGACGCACCACTTGACGATGCGCTTGTCGACCTTCCGCGTCTGCCCGGCGCCTTGCGGAATCGGGGCACCCTTCGGCAGGAGGACCGCTCGCCCCTGGCGTTCGTCGAAGATGAGATCGCGCTTCTCGTACTCCACGTAGAAGTACTCCGCCACGCGGATGGTGCCTTCCGGCCCGGTCGTGACCCACTGGGGCGCCTTGTCTGAGACGCTTTGCAACTCGGTTGCGTCCATGCTGGCGAGGGCCGACTGGTCATACAGGCGCTTGTACTCGCTGGCCGGCATGTCGTCGGTTACGAACGCGAATTCTCCGTCCGACCAGTCGGGCTCCTGCGCGTAGGGATCGAGGTAGACGCAGCCCTGGTTCTTGATGCGCTTGACGACGAGATCGAGGTCGAAGTCGCCGTCGTTCGCGTAGGTTTTCAGGACGCGATAGGCACCGCGGCCGCACTTGACCGCACGCTCAAGCGCCCAGATTCGCGCCAGGTTCGCCCGGGAGTCGTTCTCAATCGCGCGAATCATGCCCTGGCGGATGGCGGCGCCTTCCTTGTTGGACCGGGCCCCCTTCGGCTTGACGATGATGCCAAGCCTCGCCTTGCGCGCTTCGTTGATGACCTGTTGGACGGGTTGATCGAGCTTGGGGATAACGAGGCATGGACGTTCGTGGACGACACTCCCGTCAGGAGCGAATCCGCCAGACCTGGCCTTCAGAATCTCCGCCGGCCATTGGTCCTCGGGGAACGCACGGTCGAACTTGAGATCTTCGACCTCCCGATCGCGCTGGTCGCCTTCGACTTCGAGGATGAGCTTGAATCGTTCAAGTCCCTGCTCGACGATCTTCGCCTTCCGCTCGGCATCGGGATCGTCACGATGCTTCTCCGGAGACTGAAGCGCGTCCTGATAGTCGCTGCTGTCGTCGCGGTTCAGCGTCGTGGCGATGCGATCCCGCGTCCATTCCTGGCTAGGCATGGGACTCCAATGACGCCAGGTGACGCCTGGCGATGCGAATCGCATGGGCTGCCTGCGCGTTCCTCGCCTCGATGCGCTGGCGCTTCGCGGCCTTCTTCTGGGCCTTGCTGAGGTGGGCGATGGTCCGGAATCTCACGCGGTTGCCGATTTCCTCGATGACCTTCACGCGCTGGAGTGCGCCGCCAGGCCCTACGAGGTAATGCTTGCCGTCGACGGGCACGACGGTCCCGACGGGATGCGGGTTGCCGTGCGGGTCAGCCGTGATGATTCTGACGCTGAACGTCTGTTTTGGTGGGGCCGGCGGGATGACGGGGCCTGGATGGCTAGTCACGTTTCGCCACCGTCTCCACTAACGACGCGACAAACTTCCGCCCCAGGTCAAGGTCATCCATACCGTCAGGAATCGGGGTGAGGACCGCGATGACTTCATCCGGCATCGGCTTGAGGATCGAGGTCCGCATGAATCGACGGGGGCCAAGGAACGTCTGACGTTCAATGATCTCTCCCATCATCGGCGCATAGGCCAGCGGATTATCTGGCATGGAACCACCCCCGGATGCGTTCGCCCCAGAGCCGGAACAAGACGCGGAACAACTCCGACAGCGGCGCCACTTCGAGCCGGGCCTTCTCG